TAACGTTCACCACGGCCACCATGCCCACGTTCGAACCCGCCCCTTTTCACATTCGGTACTACAACGTTCTTAACAAGTTTGCAGACGGCAAGATCAAGAAGCTGATGGTGTTCATGCCGCCTCAGCATGGTAAATTATTGCCAGCAAATACACCTGTTTTAACAACCAAAGGGTGGAAGAATCACGGGGATTTGGTAAGTGGTGACTACGTGTTCGGGCAAGACGGCAAGCCAAAAAGAGTAATTCAAAACTTTGGTGTTTACGATTGGAACGTTGAGAGGATAACGTTTAACGACGGAAACACAATGCTTGCAGCAAAGGAGCATTTGTGGAGATTGCAAGTAGAGTATGATGACCATAAAGGCAGACGTGAGGTTACCATTGAAACTCAACAAATATTTGCTAAAAAGAACCGCCGTGCTCCATTTATTGACATAGCCCCAGCCCTTGAAATGCCTAAAACAGACCTTCCAATAGACCCTTACGTTCTCGGGTGTTGGCTTGGTGATGGAACAGCAAGGCAGGGCGTGTTAACAGTTGGAAAGCAGGATATAGAACATTTTGCAAAGCTAGGTGAGTCTAGAGAGGTTAAGCCCGGTATATACAGGGTGCTTGTTCCTGGGCTTTCAAAACTATTAAGGGAAAACGGCCTTATTCTTAATAAGCACATACCCATGCAGTACCTTCTTGCGTCTAAGGAGCAGAGATATGAGCTGCTACGTGGACTAATGGACACTGACGGATGTGTTGATAAACGTGGAAACTGTGAATTTACTCAAAAAGATAATGGGCTTGTAAAGGACGTTTACACATTAATCCGCACGTTGGGGATAAAAGCGAGAATTAACCATTATGACGCTAGGCTTAACGGTAGGTTGGTTGGAATAAAAGTTCGTATAAATTTTAACCCTGACAGAACAGATCCAGTGTTTAGCCTTGAAAGAAAACTTAATAGGCTAACCAATAAGTCAAAAGGAGATAGGGACGATAAAAAGAAATATTTCATAAAGGAAATTAAACCGTTTGGACCTGTAAAGGGTAACTGTATTGAAGTGGAAGGTTCAATGTACCTTGCTGGACTTGATCTTATCCCAACACACAACTCGGAGGGTTCAACCCGTAGGCTTCCAGCCTTTGTCCTAGGTAAGAATCCAGACAAGAAGGTAGCGGTGATCTCCTACTCGGCCCCTAAGGCACGCAAGTTCAACAGGGAGATACAACGGATCATTGACACGGAGGAGTATGCTGAGATATTCCCCAGCACCAAGCTAAACGCTAGCGACATCACCACTGTGGCAGGGGCTTGGCTACGAAATGCCGACGAGTGCGAGATTGTGGGGCATAGGGGTGGCTTTAAGACCGTTGGCGTGGGTGGCCCCCTAACGGGTGAGCCTGTGGATATGCTGATTATGGATGACATCTACAAGGATGCCAAAACGGCATGGTCGCCCACGGTGAGGGAATCGATAGAGGATTGGTACGACACGGTAGCCGAAACGCGCCTTCACAACGACAGCCAGCAGCTCATAGTCTTCACTAGATGGCACGAGAATGACCTAGCCGGGCGATTACTGGAGCAGCAAGGGATTTACGACCCCGTAACCAACCCCAACGGGTGGGTAGTGGTAACCTATCAAGCCATTAAGGTGGGTAAACCAACGGCTTACGACCCAAGGGAGGAGGGCGAACCCCTCTGGCCAGAGCGGCATAACCTGGAGAAGCTAAAGGCGGTAAGGAATAGGAATAGCCACGTATTCGAGTCGCTATACCAGCAGGATCCCAAACCGCTACAGGGGCTAATGTACGAGCAAGGCTTTCGAGAGTACGATGTGATTCCCTACTCGGCCAAAATGGTGCGAAAGAACTATACCGATACGGCGGATACTGGCGACGATTACTTGTGTTCCATCTGCTACACCGAGACAGAGGATGCCAACTACGTGACCGACATCTTGTACACGCAGAAACCGATGGAGTACACCGAGACGAAAACGGCCGAGATGCTCACCAAGCACCAAACGCAGGTATGTATTATCGAGAGTAATAACGGGGGGCGTGGGTTTGCCCGCAACGTGGAGAAGCAGGTAAGGGCGCTTAACAACACCAAGACCCGCTTCAAGTGGTTTCACCAGAAGGATAACAAGGTGGTGCGCATATTCAGCAAGTCGGCCGATGTGCAGAATATGGTCTACTTCCCGAGGGGTTGGGATAAGATGTGGCCAGACTTTTACCAAGCTGTAACCACCTACATGAAGGTGGGTAAGAACGACCATGATGACGCTCCTGATGCGCTAACAGGAACGGTTGAGTGGAGAGGTAAGGCGGTGAGCCGCGCCAAGGATTTGAGTGGAGTATTCTAAAACAACTATAAGCCATGGAAAACGAGATTGAGAAGCTGATACAGCAGGGCGGTGAGGACACCACCTACAGCATCATCATTGAGAAGCTTAAAAAGGGACGGGTGGCGAATGAAACCGCTGCCGAGGTAGCCAAGAAGCAGCTTGACCCGCTCCAGCACGACGTGTTCGATCGCATCAAGAGACCCGACAGGAAGGTGAAGATTGACCCCGACGACCCCGATTTCCAGCCCACCGAGAACACGGTGAACGTGATGGAGGGTTCAGTTTCCCCAACGGGTTACCGATTGGAGCCAGTGGCAAGGGTGGCCATAGCCCTACAGAAGCTCATTGTGAAACGGGCGGTGGCGTTCGCTTTTGGTAATCCCGTGGAGCTGAACGCTGAGCCTGAAGATAAGAGCCAGGAGGATGTGCTGAAAGCCCTGAAACGGGTGCTCTACGACGTGAAATCGAAATCGCTTAACCGAAGGGTAGGGCGTAACCTGTTCAGCTGCACCGAGGTGGCTGAGGTGTGGTACCCCGTGGAGCGCAAGAATAAGACCTACGGCTTCGAGAGCAAGCACAAGCTACGCTGCGCCATATTCTCGCCCCTGCTAGGGCATAGCCTTTACCCCTACTTCGATGAGCACGGCGACCTCATCGCCTTCTCTCGCGAGTTCACCGTTACCGTGGAGGGTAAGGAGGTGAGGCACTTCGAGACCTACACCAGCAACCTCATATACCTGTGGGTGCAGGGGTTAAACGGCTACGAGCTGGTGGATGGATACCCCAAGAAGATCGAGATTGGCAAGATCCCTATAGTGTACGCGCACCAGCCACAGGTGGAGTGGGCCGATGTTCAGAACCTGATTGACAGGCTGGAAAAGCTGCTATCGAACTTCGCCGACACCAACGACTACCACGCTGCTCCGAAGATTTTCGTAAAGGGGCAAATCACGGGCTTTAGCAAGAAGGGTGAGAGCGGAGCTATAATTGAGGGCGACGAGAACTCGGAAGCCTCCTACCTGTCGTGGCAGAATGCCCCAGAGGCCGTTAAGCTAGAGATTGAAACCCTACTAAGGTTGATATACACCATCACCCAGACCCCAGACATCAGCTTTGAGGCGATGAAGGGTATCGGGCAAGTATCCACACAGACTATGAAGTTGATGTTTATGGACGCACACCTCAAGGTGGCCGACCATCAGGAGGTGCTGGACGAGTACATGCAGCGCAGGCTGAACATCATCAAGGCCTACATCGGGAAGTTCAACGCCAAGCTGGGCAGCGCAGCAGAGGATCTGTTCGTGGAGCCTGAGATTGTGCCCTACATGATCGTGGACGAGGCCGCCGAGATCAAGATTTGGCAGGATGCCAACGGGGGCAACCCGGTGATGTCGCAGAAAGCATCATTCCAAAAGGCAGGGCTAACAAACAATCCCGATGAGGACTATGAGCAGTACAAGACGGAGGAGTCAAGCAGAAGCTCATTCAGCGTATTCGAGCCAACCCCCGCTTAAATCTACTAATTATGATTAGAAGAAGTAAGGTAAAGGACGCGCCCCCAAAGGTTGACTGCCTAAAGTGCGCTTACAACAGCGGCAAATCAGAGAACCACCTAACCGATTGTAGCCACGCCGAGCGCAACCCGAGGGGCGCTAAGGTGGGAACTTGGCTCAAGGAGTGTAGATACTACACAGAAAGAAAATAATGGCTAAAAAGGCTAAAAAAACGGGTTTCTCAATTCAGGGCTTCGACGCTGCTCACTACAGGCAGACGGAGGAGTACCTGAGGGCTATCGATGCCATCTACCAGCAAGCGGTGAACGACTTCGCCCTGCTGGGTGAAAGGCTGAAAATAGACCCCGATAAGCCGTTTAGCCTTGCCGACTACCCCAGCGCCAACGCCAAGGCGCAGCAGATTGTTAACAACCTCGCTAGCCGTATGCAGGCGGTAGTAACAAAAGGCAGCGAGCGCGAGTGGCTGTACGCTTGTAAGAAAAATGACGAGTTCCTGAACCACATCCTGAATACCTCCAGGCTATCGAAGAAGACCCTCCAGAAGTTTCAGGATAGAAACCTGAGCGCGCTGAGCGCCTTCCAAAAGCGCAAGGTGGATGGGCTCGACCTGTCGAAGCGGATTTGGCGATATGCAGACCAGTTTAAGTCACAGATGGAGCTAGGGCTCGATATTGGGCTTGGCGACGGGAAATCGGCGCAGGGGCTTTCCAAGGAGCTGAGATCGTTCCTGTTTGATCCCGACAAGCTATTCCGAAGGGTGCGGGATAAGCACGGAAACCTAGTGCTTTCAAATAATGCCAAGGCCTTTAACCCCGGGCAAGGGAAGTACCGAAGCAGCTATAAGAATGCGATGCGCCTCACCCGTTCCGAGATCAATATGGCCTACCGGGAGGCGGA